ACGAAGTGCTCGAAGGCGACATCCACACGACAAATCAGCAAGCCGCGGAGCTGGACACCAGAGACCAAGCGAAGACGTTCATCTACGCCTGTGTCACTATGGACACCCAAGTTCTGACGGTACAGGGGTGGAAGCAGTTCCACGAGCTTGAAGTTGGCGAGCTGGTGTTGACGTACAACGCAGAACAAGTCGACACAGAGTGGGAGCCGATCCAAGACCTTGTGTACTACGAGGACGCTGAGGTTGTCGAGATGTCAAACAGCTACTTCTGCGTGGCTACCACTCCAAACCATCGGTGGTTCTGCGATAGCCGCGTGAAAACAGAAGAGCACTACGACAACCATCCGTGTGTCCGCACTACAGCGGAGATCGACGCCGAAGACAAGATTATCACCTTCGTTGATTGCGGACGTGTTTGGCATGTATCTGGAAGCAGCCTAGGTAAGCGCGATCTGCCTAATCAACCTGTCTGGTGCCTCAAAACGGCGAACAACTCGTTCGTCATGCGTCAGAACACTACCATCACGATCACCGGCAACACCATGTATGGCGGTGGCGATGCGAAGTTGGGTTCGATCAAAAATCCGGCGGCGTCTATCGATCAGCAAAGAGCGATTGGTTCTCGTCTGCGAGCAACCTTTATGAACCGGATGCCGGCACTCGCCAAAGCGATCAAAGCGATCCAGAAGCAGGTGAGGCGTCACGGGTACATTGAGGGCTTGGATGGTCGACGCCTCCTGCCGCGCAGTCCGCACAGTGCTCTGAATTTGAAGCTACAGTCGGACGCCGCCCTGATCGCGAAAAAGTGGATGCTTTTGGCTGTCCAGGAGCTGGAAGAGGAGTTGAACCTCAAGATGGGCTGGGACGGCGACTTCGTGCAGGTCCTCTGGGTACATGACGAGCTACAGTTCGCTGTTCGCCAGAAGCAGATCGAGGTCGACGGAGAGATGGTCTGGCTGCGCGATGTAGTCGCCGGCGTCCTGGTTGCCGCCGCCGCGGCAGCCGGGCAGCATTTCGGGGTCCAGTGCCCCGTCGACGCCGAGGCCAAGATCGGGAGCACATGGGCCGAAACGCACTGATTTTTGGTTGACGACGTAAGACACACTAACGTATAGTCATACCTGCTTACGCACAGGAGATAACCATGAACACCGATACCGAACAAGCGAACATCTTCACCCGCGGCATGAGGTGGGTGGTCGCGAAGGTCTACACGACCCCGCCGCCGATCTCGTGCGCCGTGCTCACCGCCGCCTTGGTCGGCACCAAGCTTCTGATCGCCCCGGGGATCAGCTGGGGCTTCGCCCTGTCGCCGGCGATGCTCTGGGTGTTCCTCCTGGTCTTTCAAAACTACGCCACGGTCGTGATCGCTTCCGGCGTCTTCAAGGGCATGACCAACTACGACCAGTACCAGCGGATGCTCGAAGAAGTCGCCATGGGCAACGTCTCCCGCGCGCAGATGTACGCCGCCGGTGACGACGGCGACGATGACGACGACGAGGGTGACGACCCCTTCGGCTTCACCTCCGCCAAGACCCCGAACGTCCCGGGCTCGGGGAGCATCAACTGATGATCCTCCTGTTCTTCGACACCGAGACGACGGGCAAGCTCGCGCATGCCATGCCGTCGCATCATCGCAACCAGCCTCTGCCCTGTCAGATCGGCGCTTCGATGATCGACAGCGACGATGGGCACGAGCTGGCAGCCCTCAACCTGCTCGTCGACTGCACGCCTTGGAAGTTGATCGAGCCCGGAGCTATCAGCGTCCACGGAATTTCGAACGAGACGGTGAAGCGTGTCGGCCTTCCGATGGACAATGTGGGGTATGTCTTCGACGACATGATCTCCTCGGCGGATCGGATCGTCGCCCACAACATGCAGTTCGACGCCAAAGTCATTCGCAAGATGTATCACACACTCGCGAACGACGACACCGACACCGTCGGAGACTGGGGAGGTTCCCTCGATCCGCTCGAAGGCAAGGACCTCTTTTGCACGATGATGAAGACCATGCCCATCTTGCAAATTCCGAAGCCGTTCAAACGGACCAAGAGCGATCCTTGGAAGTTCACGAGCCTGCAAGAGTGCATGACGTACTTCTTCCACGAATCGATCGCCGGCGCCCATGATGCCTTGGTCGACGTCCGGGCCTGCGCTCGCGTCTACCGAGAGCTGGAAAAGATGGACCTCACCTGATGACCCTCAACTTTGAAGACATGTTCGAGCGGTACGTCCAAAAGACGGAAAAGGTCTGGACGCACGACCGCAGTCAGACCGTGGGTGCCTCCGAAATCTTCGGGTGCGTTCGCAAGGCGTGGTTCTCGAAGCGCGGCAAGGAATTCGGCTACGAGAAAGACCCTGACTACAACGACGACTGGGGCGCCATGCGCCGCGGCGACGTGATGGAAGACCACTGGATCGTGCCGGCGGTCGATCTTCTGAAAGAGGACGGCGTCGGTGTATCTTTCACCGGCAGTGATCAGGTCACCCTCGTCGATGGGTACAACTCGGCGACGCCGGATGGCATTCTGTACAACCTACCGCGTGACGCGTTGGCGAAGTACGGAGTACCGGACATCATTTCCGACTGCATCATGCTGGAGATGAAGTCCATCGACCCGCGCGTCAACCTGAGCGAGGAGAAGTCTGTCCACCGTGGGCAGGTACAGCAGCAGATGGGCCTCGTCCGCAAAAAGACGAAGTTCAAGCCCAACTACGCGGTGATCCTCTACGTCGACGCCTCGTTTTTCAGCCAGATCAAGGTTTTCGTCGTCAAGTTCGAGCCGAAGGTCTGGAAGGTGGCCCAGGAGCGGGCCAAGAACATCTTCGAGACGGACGACCCCGCGCAGCTGTCCGCCGAGGGCAAGTTCGACGGCTCTTGCCGCTACTGCCCGTTCCAAAACGCCTGTGCTGGCGTGCAGAAGGCCTCGCTGCCGGCGGGCGGGTCCATGAACTTGAGTGTCGAAGACGCTCTAGCCGACGACGTCCAAGCCCTGGTGCAGCGCGAGCGCGAAGCCATGCTGGCGAAGAAGGACGCCGAGAAGAACCACGAGATCGCCAAGGCCGAGCTTCGAGAGCTGATGAAGGACAACGGCGCCCGCCGCGTCGAAGGTCCGGGCTGGAAGGTGGCTATTTCGTGGGTGAAGGGCCGCTCCACCGTCAAGAACCACCTCGTGGAGGCGATGGGCATCGATCTTGCAGACGTCAGTGAGGAGGGACGCGGATACGAGAAGATGACGATCTCAGTTGACGATTGACAGAATGGCTAACGCCACGTAAGTTACTATCCATCCATGCCAACGAAAGGACGGAACATGGCAAACGATCTGACCACCACGGGCGCCGCCGGTGCCCCCTCCACCGCGAACGCCGACGAGCTGGCGCGGCGGTTCATGGACCACGCCTCTTCTGAGGGGGTCGCCGACACGAACTATCTCAAGTTCAACGGCAACGACGGCGAGTTCACCTACGGGCGCTCCAACGACGAGCTGGAGCTGGGCACGATCCTCGCGGCGGCGGTCGTCGAATCCTACCAGACCGGTTGGATTTGCTGGATCGACGGCGAGGTCAAGGACGAGATCATGGTTCTCGTCGCGAGCGGCGAGAAGGCGCCCTCGAAGCACAACTTGCCCGACCACGGTCCCTACGACGACGAAGACGACGGCTGGCGCAAGCAGGCCGCCATCTTGTTCAAGGACCCCGAGACCGGCGACCAGTATTACTTCAAGACGTCGTCGGCGTCCGGTGTTCGCGCGCTCGCGACGCTCGGGAACGCCTTCGGCAAGGGTATGAAGGAGCACAATCCCGCGCACGAGGTTCCGCTCGTCGAGCTGGACGCCCACTCGTTCGAGGTGAAGGGCAAGAAGAAGGTCACCAAGCACGCCCCCGTCTTCAACATCACCGACTGGATGGATGTCACGGACATCCCGGAGCCGGAGGAGCGCGCGCCCGAGGACGAGCCCGAGGCCGACGAGGAGCCCGAGGAGAAGGCCAAGCCTGCCAAGGCCGCCAAGGCTTCGAAGCGTGCCGCGAAGGACGACGCCGAAGACGACGAAGCCGACGAGGCGCCGGCGAAGAAGCCGGCTCGCAGCAGCGGCGGCGGTCGTCGAAGCAAGCGCTTCTGATCGACTTGCGGTGAAAGAGGCGCGGGGGAGTTCGTCTCCCCCGCCGCCTGTTCTCTAGTGTACCCAAAGTAAGGAGAGGATGATCCTGTGGTAGACCTATCACCGGCCCAAGATCGTGCGGTCGCGACCGTAAGAGATTCGATCCGATCCGCCGCCGCAGGCGAAGTTGTCCAACTACAGGGCGTCGCGGGGTCCGGTAAGTCAACGGTCCTCCCCAAGATCATCGAGAGCTTGGGCTATCATCCGGAAGACGTCGCATTCACCGCGCCTACCGGTAAAGCTGCCAAAGTCTCGACTACCAAAATTCGCGAGTCGGGGATCAGCGCGGACGCTACAACGATCCACAAGATGATCTATCAGCCGAAGCCCCTCAAGGCCGAGGTTATACACGCGCAACTCAAAGACATTCTCCGAGAGCTGGAGCGTCCGGACCTTTCCGAAGACGAAATTGCGCGCTTTAAGCGTATCGCCCAACAGCTCGAACACGACCTGGACAAGGCATACGGAGAGAGCGATTCGCCCAAGTTCCAGCTGAACCCGCATAGCACGATCGGGAACAGAAAGCTGATCGTCGTGGACGAGGCTTCAATGGTCGGCACCACGATGGCGGAGGACCTTCAATCGTTCGGCGTCCCCATTCTCGCCGTGGGCGATCCGAAACAGCTGCCGCCAGTCGGCGACGAGCCGGGGCTCCTCACCAAACGCCCTCACGCACTACTCGAAGAAATCCATCGGCAGGCAGCCGACAATCCGATCATCGCTTTGTCGAAGGCTGTGCGCGAAGGTAAGACCCTCCGTCCAGGCAACTGGGGCGATCAGGTCGAGCTACTTCGCCGCGCCGATGACTACGTGACGAACAACGATGAGTTGGATGTTCAGGTCATCTGCGGCAAGAACGACACTCGCTGGAAGCTGACGAAGAAGGTGCGCAAGGCGCTAGGATTCACGCAGAGTGGTCCGGTCACCGGCGAACCGCTGATCGTGTGCCGGAACAGCCGCAAGATGCCTGATCTGGTAAACGGAACTTTCGTTGCGGCCCAGTCCGATGTGACGCTCCGCGATGGGGAAGCCTACTTCCCCCTGCAAGTAGAGGACGAAACCGGCCGCAGCCGCAGGATTTTTGTCTACCAGGGACTATTCGAAGAGCACGCGGCGCGCCAGAAGGGCCACTACACCGCCAACAAGTTCCAGATGTTCTCGGCCCGTCGAGATCACGAGCACCTTGACTGGGGCTGGGTCATCACCTGCCACAAGTCTCAGGGATCACAGTGGCCCAACGTGGTCGTTCACAACGAAGCCGCCGTGTTTCGCGAGGACGCCTCCAAGTGGCTATACACCGCCATCACCCGTGCATCAGAAAACCTGTGGGTAATCCTATGACACTTCTTCAAAACCAGCTAGTCGTGGCGCTCTGTGGTGAGAAAGGCCACGGTAAGGACACCGCGGCGGCTCCTTTCCTGGACTGCGGTTTTCAGCGCGTGGCGTTCGCCGGCGCCCTGAAAGCTATGGTCAGGGCATACCTCGAATATCGCGGCGTAGAGCCGGATATGATCGAGATGTACATCGAGGGTTCTCTGAAAGAGACCCCCGATGATCTATTCGGGGGACAGTGCTGCCGCGAGTTCATGCAGAAGCTCGGCACCGAATTCGGGCGCAACATGATCTATGACAACATCTGGGTCGATTCGTTCGCGGATCACTGCGAGATGTACAGTAAGGTCGTCTGTACCGATCTTCGCTTTCCGAACGAGAACCAGCAGCTCGCCGAGATGGGCGCCATCCGCATGCGCGTTGTGTCTCCGCGGAAAAAGCGCAACCAGTATTCGCTCCATTCGTCGGAGCAACACATCGCTGATCTTGACGTAGACGTCGAGATCGTAAACGACGGCACCATCGGCGAGCTACACGACAAGGTGTGGTCCGCAGCACTCGACATTCTCGATTCCAAGGAGGGAGAAGGATGACCATCAGCGCCAAGATCATCGCTGACAGCGTCGGCGCCGCCGGCGTGCGGCTGACTACCTTGCAGCTGCGCTACCCGCGGTTCATCCACGCCGAATTCATGACTCACCGGGTCTTCTCCCGGAACGCATCATCGTCGCGGGCCATCCCCGTCAAGCGCTTGATCGCCGAAGTGGAGCAAGACCCCGTGTACCCGTCGTCCTGGGGCCTCAACCAGCGAGGCATGCAGGCAGGCGGCGTGCTGTCCGAGAACGCAGAACAAGCCGCCCGACACACCTGGGACTACGCTCGGAACACCGCGATCGAGGCCGCCGAGTCCTTCTACGCTCAGGGACTTCACAAGCAGATCGTCAACCGCATCTTGGAGCCGTTCGCCCACATCAACGTCGTGGTCTCCGCGACCGAGTGGGACAACTTCTTCGCACTGCGGATGCACCCCGACGCCCAGCCGGAGATTCAGGAGCTTGCCACTCGGATGCACGAGGCGATGGAAGCCTCGACCCCGCAGCTCTTGGAGTCGGGCGTTTGGCATCTTCCCTACATTCTCGACGTGGAGCATATGTTCCTCGACACGGCAAACCTGATCAAGATCAGCGTCGCTCGGTGCGCCCGCGTTTCCTACCGCGCACACGACGGCGCCCCGAGCGAACCGGAGAAGGACTTGGAGCTGTACGAGCGACTGGTTGGCTCCACGCCCATGCACGCCACGCCCGCGGAGCATCAGGCGATGCCCGACGAGCTGGTGTTCACCACCTCCCGCATCCGTCCGGTGTGGTCCAATCCGATGCTTCACGGCAACCTTCGCGGCTGGTGTCAGCTTCGTAAGGGCCTAGAGCATTCGGGCACCATCCCGGCCTGATCCACCCCTTACCTACGAAAGGACGAGTAACATGGCTACCATCTGCCTCATCCTCGAAGACGAGATCGACGACGCCGGCAACCGAGTTCTGCGTCGTCAGGTCGCGCACGGTCTTCACGTCGGCGAGCAGCCCGACGACAACATCGACAGTCAGGCGTTTTTCTACGCCACGGCGCTTCTCCGCATCCTCGACCTCGGCATCATCGACGAGGTCATCGAAGAGCGAGGCGACGACATTTTCCACCACCTGACGGACACAAGCGAAAGAGAACTTGACGATTGAGGTCAGTATTGCTAACTTCTATTGTTCTGTTCTGACCTCCTAATCCCAGGTGGAAGCCAATATGAATACACCAACCATCCGCGCCCAGATCGTGGAGCGCCGCACCTATCTCCGCCCTCTCGACGAGGAGGGCACCATCTTCGAGACGTCGGACGAGGCCATCGATCGCCAGATCAGGCACCAGCGCTGGCTGTGGGAGCGCGCCCAGGGGGCGATCCTCAGCCGCTCTCAGGAGGGGGAGCTGGAGAAGCTAGCCCACATCCTGCGCTCCCGCGAAGGCACACTGGCGGGACGCACACGCTGGCTGGGCGGTACTCAGACGGCGATGCTCCGGGAAGCCTCCCAGTTCAACTGCGCCTTCGTCGAGGTCCGCACGGTTCACGACCTCGTCGACATCTTCTGGCTTCTCCTCCAGGGCTGCGGCGTCGGCTTCCGCCCGATCACCGGCACCCTCAACGGCTTCGTCGAGGAAATCCCCGAGATCGAGGTGATCCGCACGCAGCGCGAGGACAAGGGCGGCTACGAAACCAACCGGGAGTATTTCAACAAGAAGACCGGCGAATGGCGCATCACGGTCGGCGACAGCGCCCAGAGCTGGGGCAAGGTGCTCGGCAAGCTCGTCGCCGGCAAATACCGCGCGAAAAAGCTGGTCTTCGATCTTTCCCAGCTACGCCCCGCGGGTTCTCGGCTGGCTGGATACGGGTGGCTCTGCTCCGGCGATGAAATGCTGGCAGACGCGCTCCCCAAGATGGCCCGAATCCTCAACGAGCGGGCCGGCGAGCTGTTGACCCGTATCAACATCCTCGACTTGGTCAACCTGCTCGGCACCGTTCTGTCGTCGCGTCGCTCGGCGCAAATCTGCCTCATTCCCTTCATGGAGGATGAGTGGGAAGAATTCGCCGCCGCAAAGCTCAATCACTGGGCTCCCGAGGTCAACAAGCCCTGGCGCGCGCAGTCGAACAACTCCCTCCTGTTCAACGAGAAACCCTCTCACAAGCAACTGTCCGCCATCTTCGCTCAGATGGTGCGCGACGGCGGGTCCGAGCCTGGATTCTACAACGGCATGACCGCGCTGTCCCGGGCGCCGTACTTCAAGGGAACAAACCCTTGCGGCGAGATTTTGCTGGGCGACAAGTCGTTCTGTAATCTCGTCGAGTACGACCTGTCGAAGTTCAACGGTAGGTATTTCGAGTTGAAGGCGGTAGTCTACTACCTAGCCCGAGCGAACTACCGCCAGACGTGTGTCGACCTGCGCGACGGGGTTTTGCAAGACAGCTGGCACCAGTTGAACGAGTTTCTTCGCCTCTGCGGCGTCGGGCCGACCGGGACCGTCCGATGGGAGTTCAAGGATTCTCCGGAACATTGGCAGACCTTGCGCTTCTACGCTCGCCTGGGCGCCGACGACATGGCGGACGAGCTGAACACGCCGCGCGCCAAGCTGGTGACGACGGTGAAGCCATCTGGCACTGCCTCGAAGACGATGGGTACCGAAGAGTACGGAGAGGTCCCGGAAGGCGCGCACAAGCCGCTGGGCAAGTATGTCTTCAACAACGTCGGGTTCCACAAGGTCGACCCGATCGTCGAGAAGCTGCGCGCGGCGAACTACCGCGTCTTCGACAACCCCTACGACCCCACCGGCGTCTTGATCACGCTTCCGGTGTCCTACGAAAATGTCGAGTTCGACAAGGTCACCAGGACCGTCACTCGCGGTTTCTGGGAGCGGTCGGGTTTCGAGCAAACCGACGCCGAATGGGTCGAGTACGACGAGGAAGTCGAGGTCGAGGTCAATCGGGAGTCGGCGATCGATCAGCTCGAACGCTACAAGCTCCTGATGGAGAACTACGTCGACCACAACTGCTCCATCACCGTTTCCTACGACCCGGCGGAGGTCCCGGAGATGGTCGACTGGATCATGGAGAACTGGGGCTCCTACTGCGGTGTTTCGTTCCTGTTCCGCAACGATCCGGCGAAAACGGCGGAAGACCTGGGCTACCCGTACTTGCCCCAGGAAGTCGTCGATCGAGAGACGTGGCGGAATTACGTTGCGCTTCTCGAACCCGTGGACCTGGACGGCACCGACAGTACCAACGAAATCAATTCCGGCGAGGAGTGTGCATCCGGGGGTTGCCCCGTACGTTAGAATAGCTTAATGTGGTCATGTGGCTGTAACCAAGGGACAGCACACATGACCACATCACAAACCAGACCACCGAATCCTTTTGGAGAACGTCATGGACGACTTTGCCTCTGCCCACGAGCAGATGAAAGCCTGGGACCTCGGAGACGAGTTCGCCAGTGCGGACCCTGCGCGGTTTCTGGTCAAACTCGAGCCGGGCGCCCGCGCGCCAGAGCGTGGATCGCCCGGAGCGATCGGCTATGATCTGTTCGCGCACCTCCCCAGATACGATAAGGTCGAAATTCACCCGGGAAGACATGTCCTCATCGACACCGGCGTGAGCGTGCGTCTCCCTGCCGGTACGTACGGTCGTGTCGCCCCGCGATCGGGACTGGCAGTGAAGAAAGGCATCGACGTACTCGCGGGCGTCATTGATCCCGACTATCGGGGCACGATCGGGGTCGCCCTTATGAACAACGGGCCACAATCGGTCACGCTCGTGAACGGGGACAAGATCGCCCAACTCATTCTGGAGAAAGCGATTTTACGTACCGTAACGGTCGTCGATAGCCTCGATGACACCCTGCGCAGCGACAGAGGTTTCGGCTCTACCGGGCTCTGATCCGCCCGTTAAAAATTGTTGACAGCCCTTCCGTGAGAAGCGATGACGTCCCTGCACGGACGGCGGGGGCTTCCTCGCCTGCCCGATAGCTAAAGTTTTAGTAGCATTAGGGAAAAGCGCAGACGGCAACGCAACGCACCGTGCCGCCGGGCGCACTCGGAAGGAGGATGAGCAGATGAAGACGCAGGCATCGACCACGAAGACATCCGCCCCTAGGAAGGGTCGCCCCCGTGGGGCTAGCCGCTCTTCGCAGATTTTGGCGGAGAACCGTCGACGGCGCGAGGTAGAGGAAGAAGCTTCGGAGCCCACCCCGATCCCTTCCGAAGAGCCGGCGGGGTCGACAGAAACCGACGCCCAGGATCGGCGCGCTCAGTTGGACGCCAAGAACCGCCGCCTCCGCGAGGCGCTGGGGCTGGGTGATCGCATCCGCCGCCGCCGTGAGGAGATGGACCTGACGCAGGACGACATCGCTCGGCGGGTCGAACTGACGCGGGCTGCCATCGCGCAGTGGGAGAGCAACACGACGTCTCCGACGGTGATCGCCATCGCCAACCTCGCGCGGGTGTTGGAGTGCCGCCCGGAATGGTTGATGTTCGGCATCGAGCCGCCGGAGACTCGGGTCGAGGTTCGCCTACCGGACAACACGACGGCGGTGAACGAGGTCGAAGCCGTCGCTGGCGGGCAGGGCTTCGAGCTGTCGCCGCGGGAAGGGATGATTTGGGGCCTCCCTCAGTCCTGGGTCCAGGCGCACTGCCGCAGCAACCCGAACAAGCTGGTGATGATGGAGGTCCAGGATGACAGCATGGACCCCGAATTCAGCTACGGCGACCGGGTCCTGGTCGACCTGTCGGACATCCGCGTGACGACCGGGGTGTACGTCATCTGGAACGGCGTGGCGCCGCAGCTGTACGATCTCCAGGTGATCCCCCGCTCGAAAAAGACCCCGGTGGTGCGGATGCACAACCGCACCGGAGACGACATCGACCTGGGGCTCGACGAGGTCATCGTGATCGGCCGCGTCCGCGGGCGCTGGACCCGCTGACCCAGTACCCCCGCACCAGTGGACACGTAGTTCCTGGTGTCGGGCGGTTGGGACATTGGCGGGACATTCGACCCGCAACCCGATGTCTCAGATCGCCGCTAAGTGCTTGAAAAGCTTGGCGCGCCCGGGAGGACTCGAACCCCCAACCTTCTGATCCGTAG